AAAAAACAGGTAATGATTTACTTACTTGTGATTTAGACTATGATGTAGATTTAGTAATACATCTAGCAGGTTTATCAGGTGTAAGAGATAGTTTAGATAATCCTGTTGAGTATTGGACAAATAATGTAGTTGCAAGTCATAGAGTCTTTAAACAATTTAAAAACGGTCCTAAAATATTATATGCGAGTTCATCTACTGCTAGAGAACCTTGGCGTAATCCATATGCAATGAGTAAGTTTTATATGGAAACAATTGCACCACATAATGCTTTAGGTATGAGATTTACAACCGTTTATGGTCCAAATGCTAGAGAGCAAATGTTAATACCAAAAATTTTAAGAGATGATGTTTCTTATATTAACGTAGATCATAGTAGAGATTTTATACACGTTGAAGATATATTAACTGCTATAGGTTTTTTAATAGTTAATAAACCACCTAGAAAAAGAAAAGTTATAGATGTTGGTACAGGTGTTTCTCATAATTTATTGGATATTTTATCTCATCTAAATATAGACGTAAAAGATAAGAGAATGGGAACAATGTTTGAGAGAAAAGATAATAAGGCACAGATTGGTGTATTATCTGAAATGGGTTGGATTCCAAAAACAAACTTACTAGATTACTTAAAGGAAAATTATGATAACTAAAGAAAACTTAATTGGTGCTTATTTTATAGATAACGATAGACAAAATATAGAAATATTAACAACAAGCGAAGATAAAAAACAAATTATACCTACTATAATACCTTTTGATGAAAACAATCCTTCATTTAAAGAATTAACAAGTGTAATAACCGTTGATGATCTACACGAAAACACATACCAAAAAAAGAAACAAGAGCAAAAAATCTTTGAAACAAAAGTTATGGAGATTGCAAAAAAAGATGGATTGTTAGTAGATGATACTAAAATAGATAGTAAGTATTATAATAAATTAGTTTCAGCAATATTTACCGATCCTGATAATGAAGATCAATTATTTGCTTTAAAAATAGCATTATTTGAATTAGAAAAAATTAAAGATTCTAAAAATAATGAAATGAAAAAAAAATTAAGACAATCTAAAAATAAGATTGATACACTTAAAGTTGCTTTTGAGATAATAAGTAATTAGACCACCAACCATTCCAACCTTCTTCTAGTATGTGGTGCATTTGACCTAAAGTTACTATACTATAATCTTTTGGTTTTTCATAGATATAATTTTTTATAGACGGACAAATTTTATCATAAGTTTCATATACAATTTGTTTATAATAAAATTCATCACTACCTTTATTATATACTTTTAAATATTCTGTATCATTTGATTTAAACTTATCCCATATCCAAGACTTATCTCCTGTCCAAGATACAATAGACGAGTTCAATGGCGTATGTGCTGGTTCTCTCCACCAACTATCATCTAGTAGTGTAAATTCTTTTCTAATTAAGTTAGGTAGTTTGTTATAGATAATAACATCTAAATCAAAGTATAAGTTTTCTCCATCTCTAAACTTATCATACATTTGAAGTTTATTATACCAATTACCATAGATGTCATTTTCAATAACCTCAAAACTATCGTAAGATAATCCTGAATAGTTATCTATCATATGTTTAAGATTTTTTACGTGCCAATCTGTAAACTTTGTACCAAATCTACAACAAATTATTCTCATTTTATTTCAGTAATTTTTATGCCTCTATTGTTAAAAGAGTTTATTTTAAAATCAGCATTTTCTGGAAGTATATGTTCTACACCATATGGGTCTTTAACTTTTGTATTACCTTTGCCTTCTATATTAACTATCTTTGCTTTTCTCATAGGTAAACCAGTTCTCTTATGTGTTTCTTGTTCAGTTAAAGTAATTTTACTTCCGTTGGCTGCACCTATCATTAATTCTTTTTCATCTGATTCCCAACGCTCTCTTCCTTCTTGTCCATAACCTATACCTAATCCATAGGTAATTTTTTTTCTACCTGCTTCAACGTCTTCTAGTATGCCTAATCTTTTTTCCCAAAAATTATCATTATCTAAATCATTATGATTTTTATTAAATCCTGTATCATAACCCATTTTAGCAGCCGCCCTTGCTGTCAAACCCATTGATATACCGATACTTACATAAGCATTTAACCATCTCTCGTGGTGGGTGTTTTCTTTTAATGTACCATCAGCGTTAGAGTTCATTTGTGTGTTAGGTTCTTTTGCAATCCACATAATATAAACACTTGCATTTGCTTGTGAGTTTCTCCAAGTAGATGGTGGATTTCTTCTATGAGTATTGCCCCACGTGTATTTGTATAATTCTTCTATAACTTTTCTATCATCTGTATAATACAAATCAAAATATCCTTCATATTGTTTTGACGGAGTATTTGTAGCAACCCATAATAATTCTTCTAAATTTTGTTTTCTGTCTTTTTCATTTTTTGAATTATACTTTTCATAATCCCAATTTCGTTGGACCTTTTGTATCTTACCCATTATTTGTCTTTCAAAATCCCAATTGTAGGTTTTTGCCATATACTTTCGCATAAAGTCTTCTTTAACTTCTAATGTGTGCTTAAATATTTTTTTAATCGCCATTCCAATGTTCCTTTAAAAAATTTGCATTTGACTTGTGTATAGTTTTGCCAACACCTGTAAAATGTACCACTTTTATATACTTATGCACATCATCAAGTATCATATATTCAGTATCAAATTTCTTACTATAAGTTTTGTTTAAATGTAAATTTTGTTTGAAGTCATCTGTATATTTACATAACCATTGTTGTGGTGTTGTTGTTAGTTTTATATTATGTTCTTGTACTTTCCAATTAACGTAGTTTTGTTCTCCATAATATTTTGTATGTACATCGCCATTATTGTAATAATGTAATTGCCAGTATTCAGGATTAAGTGCAAAGTCATCCCATATACTTTTTAAACTACCTGATTTAAACTTATAGAAACCACCATTAATCTTTAGTTTACTATCCCACCATTGACCATAAGTTATAATCTCATTATCTGATACAGGATGCCCTATTAATTCATCTACGTTGCCCGTTATCACTTGGTCAATATCCATAACTATAATCTCATCTCCAGGTTTCTGATAAGCAAATTGAGGACTAAAGTATTTTAGTTTGTGCCAATGTTTCTTAATATTACTTTGATGATTGTAAGGTAACACAACATCTGCCTCAACATCTGTATCACTAATACATACAAACTCAAATGGTATAGTAGAGTTTCTTTTTAAACTTCTATAAAGTTTTGAAACATAATCTGGTGTATAGAAACCATCAAAATATACGGTACATATCTTAAGCATAATATCTTCTCCAACATACATCAAATTTTTTATTGATTGCGTGTACAAATTTAGTTTCTTTAGGTATAAATCCTTGTCTATCAAAGAAGTAATGCCATTCATTATCTAACCATTGTACAGGTACGTTATGTTCATTTAACTTAACACTAAACAAAGTTTCATTATCATAACCAAAAAAATCTACAATTTTTTTAGGAAATACATCATAGTTTGTTGTTAGATTTTTCATTGTTTTAATATCATTATCAAAGTCATCAAAGTATTTTAGTTTGTTTATGTGTTCTTTATTTGCACCAATTATACCTGTATTAATTACTTTGTTTATAGGACTTAAACCTTTCTCTATTAACATTGCCTGAGCATTATAATATTTTGCTGTAGGACTTCTAATAGTTTGAGTTTGTTTAGTAATAGTTTCAATAGTATTAACTTTGTAGGTATTATCAAATACTGCAATACCTTTATCTAAATTCCAATTGTCAAAGAAGTTATCTTTAGTCAAACAAACAACATCAAAATCTAAATAAAGTATTTCATCATAAGTTTTTGATAATTCACAAAGCAAATTTAGTTTATAAAAGTTGACTATATTATAAGTTGTAATAAATGGATAATGTTTTTTAACTTCTTTTTCAAATTTTTGATAACGAAGATCATACTCAAACATCATAAAAGGTACACCTATTGATTCTGCATACCATTTTTTATTTGCTAATAACTTAAAGTAATTATATTTAAACTCATTTTTAGTAACAATGTTTCTAGGTATTTCGTGTTTCTTTAAAACATCTTTATCAAATATATCTAATTCATCTTCAGGTATATCAATGTAAAAACTATAAATTATTCTTTTCATATTTACCTATCAATATAAATCTTGTTCCTCTATCATCAACTATTCTATCTTCTTTAATTACTTTTGCATTATCAGGCAACTGCCATTTAAATTCTTCAATTGAAGATACACAATTAATATGACCTTCAATGTCATACATATTGTTAGAGGTAAAAGCAAAATAAGCATTCGTATCTAACTCTAATTTTTTCATAGATGGCATATGTTCACAAGAGGTATTAATTATTAAATCTGTATTTTTTATTCTACTAGAATCAGGTGCCCAATTAAATACGTCATCACATATAAAATCTACATTTTTATAATGATTAAATAATCTGTTTTTTGCTATACTAATAACATCTTTATCTTTATCAATTAATGTAATTCTTTTTACTTCTTTAAAAGCAGGTATTAATATACTGCCATACCATCCACCAAAGATTACTATTTCCGAATCTGTTCTTAATATTAACTGATCTCTAATAAGTTTAATTATTTTTTCTTTTGATAAAAACTGATTAGGACTAAATGAATCTAAAAGATCACTATTGTGCCTAGATTCTGCCATTATATTTTTAAATAATTGTAAATCTACATCCATTTTACTATCTCATCTATTTCAGGTTTTACATCCCATTTATCTTTACCCCATTTTTTCATATCTTGCTCTCTATATCTTTTTGCATAACCACAACTTATCATTGTTATAGGTCTTGTTTTTACCATAGTTAATCCTCTTGCGTGCCATTGTTCTGGTCTTCTTCTAAAACAAGAATTGTAAGATATATCTAAACCTTCTTCTAGTAAATAATATCCTAAATTACCTGCAAATAAACCTACCTCAACTGATACTGAATCTATTATATGTTCAAACAAATGTTCATAACCTTGATCGTATTGATGTCCTTGTTCAATTTTTTCTTTGTACCATTTATTCGGCGTAGATACTCTACTATGTATTGTAAATAGATATGGATTATATGCTACGTGTTCATAAAATGGATTAGGAAAATTGCCAAATTCTGGATTTTCTTTTTGTGTTGTAGTGTTAGGTAATTTTGGATCTTTTTTTGCTTCTATCTCTACAGCATCGTGGGATGCAACAACTAAACTATGTATTGCTTCTTTATGTATTTGTTTGTCAGGTCCCCAAACTAATACTTGATATGGTACGGCATTATTTTTTCCTGGAGTTGTTTTCCACGCTTTCCATAATGCTCTTTCTATAATATCTTTAGGTGGTATCCTATTCATATCATATTTTTTAACGTGTTTTCTTTTCTTTTCTAATGTATCAAAGTAATTCATTTTCTAATTATCCAATCGTTAATAACTAATAGATCAAGTGCTGTTTTATTAAATGTTCTTAATGCGTGTGAGGGTGTTTCTACAATAGGTTCGTGTTTATTAAAACTTGTATTTAATAACATAGGTATACCTGTAATAACATAAAACTCTCTTACAAGTTCATACAATTTATTATTTTGTTCTTTGTTTACCGTTTGTATTCTTGCTGTATTATCAACGTGAGTTACACCAGGTATTTTATCTGATTTAACTTTACATATTCTACTCATATAAGGACTAGGACTATTTGTATCAAAATATTTTTTGTAGTGTTCTTCTAATACAACAGGTGCAAATGGTCTAAAGTCTTCTCTCATTTTTATAGTATGATTGATAACATCTTTAATATCTTTTCTTCTTGGATCTGCTAATATACTTCTATTACCTAATGCTCTATTACCACTTTCTGATTTACCTTGAAACCAACCTACTATTTTTCCATCAGCAATTGCCTGTGCTACTTCTTTATAAGATGTTAATTTTTCATCTCCTACAAAATCATATTCTTTACCACCATATGTTTCTGATTTATGTATGTTGTCATTCATTAAGTAATCAGCGTGTTGATAAACTCCTATTGCTTGACCTTCATCACCTACAGCAGGTGGTACAAAAACATTTTTATAATGTTTTGTAAATTCTTCATTCATATAACCATTATAAGCAACACCACCTGCAATGCAAATATTATCACAAGTTTTTAATGGATAAACATATTCTTTAATTTTATCCATTGTAAATTTTTGTAAAGTAAATGCTAAATTTTCTTTTCCATATTCTAAATTAATTAGATTATGTACTTTAAGATTTTTTTCTGTTATATCTCCTGATACCATTGTTTCAAATACATCATAATAATATTGATTATAACTACCGTATGCTGCTAAACCCATAAGTTTACTAGCACATAAAGAACCAAAACCTGTAACCCTTGACATTCTATTCCATAACCAACCTAATGGCAACTCTTTAGTTAAGTCTATTATGTTTTCATCTTTATCAATGAATATACATCTAAACTTATAACCTAATCCGTCTATAGCAAGTATATCTGACTTCTCAAAACCTGAATTAATGAACGCATAAGTGGCGTGTGCTTGATGATGGTCTATAAAATAAAGATCATCATTGAAATAATGATCCCATAATTTTTTAGGTTTATAATCTAATACTTCTTTTGGCAATATATCTTTGCACATTTTAATCCCACCAGCAGTCATAGAAAATGCTAGTGTTTCATTATCTCTTTTTTTAAAATATTCTTTTACATATTCATTATTCAATCTGTAATCACTTGTGTTTATCTTATCTGATTGATGAGCATATGCGTCAACGTGATAAGGCATATTATGTTTAAATCTAGTAAATCTTTCTCGTTGATTATGCCACACACCATCATATGTATTATGGTCGTGTAAGTTTAATGCAACAGCAAATATTTTAGTCATAGATAGGTTCCAATTCTTCTTGTAATCTTTCTGATTCAGTTATAACTTTAGCATATTTTCTCATAGGAAAATGTCCTTTAGGTTGTACCCATTCTGTACAAGTTTCACAATACTTTTCATATTTAAATAATTGAAAGTTCATCATCTTGTCAACATTTTCTTGTGTCAATTCAAAAGTTTTAGATAGCTCTTTATTATTAGCAAATTTTTTACTACAATGTACAATGTGTTTCTTTTCAAAATCTATTACAGGTACCATAGGAAAAGCAGCACACATCTTCCTATCTATTTCAGTTGCTTGTAGAACATCTGTAAACTCTTTTGATCTGCCATTAAATTCTTTCCACATAGTATTCTTATGATTTAATTTTTTCATAATCTCAGGATACTTGTGATTAAATGCAAAATAATTTGGTGTCTTTACGACTACATTATAATTATTAAAATCATTTTCAGGTACAAAGTCAAAGTTACCTAACATCTTTACCTCGTCCTCGTACCAATCTAATATGTTATGTTCAACATATAATATATCCTTATCTTCTAATATATGTGGGTATCTTTTTCTTATAAACGAATTAGATAATACTGAACAAACAAAATTAGGATACTTTTTAATTTCATTAATAACATCATCTAAATTTTTAATAAGACCTGGTTCTCCACCAAGTAAACATATTCTTATCTTATAGTTTTTAAATTTCTCTAAAGTGCTTTTAAGAAAGTCCATATCTACGGTCAGGTTTCTCATCTCTAAAGTATAACTTGTACAATAGTGGCAGTCCTTATTACAGGACATAGATAGAAAGAAATCTATTGCTAAATAATTATCTTGTATTTCTTGTAATGTTTTCATAAAATTTGTTAAACGCAATCTTTAATTTTCTTTTATCTTTAAAAGAAACATCTTCAATATATCCTGGTGTTTGATAAGTTTTCTCTATTATATAATCGTAAATATCTTCAGTAGTTTCGTTGACTAAACTACTATCAAATATGTCATCACCTATTAATTTTTTCATACTATCTACAAACTTATTATCTTCTTGGTCTAAAAAAATAAGAATAGTATTAATAACTTTATCTACTTCTTGTTGACTCATATATGCGTGTATAGGTAATGTCAATATACTATCGCAAACTATCTTACTAATAAATGTACTATCTTTTTTATGTTCTATATTTTTATACATAATATTTTCAGACAATGGTTTATCATAATGTACTTTTGCATTAAGTTTTTCTTTTAATCTATCTCTTACTTCTTTATTTTGTAATCTAATAACATATTTGTGATAGTTATGGTTAAGACCATTTGTTGTAGGTTGTATAGTTACATATTCTTGTAATTGTTTATCATATTGTTTTGCTATTGCTTGTCTTTTAGATTGCCATTGTTTCATTCTTTGTAATCTAAAATTAATAAATTTAGCATTAAGTAATAACATCTTTGAGTTATATCCTAATACTTCATTGTTTCCGTGTCTTCTTAACTTCTTAAATAATTCTGCCTTATCTTTATCATCTGTTAAGATTGCCCCACCACCTGCTATACCAGCAACTACTTTATTTGCATTGAAACTTAATGTACTAATATCTCCTATTGATCCTGCCTGAACACCATTTAAACTAGACCCTAAAGATTGAGCAGCGTCTTCTATAAATGCAATATTCTTTTCTTTACAAAAATCTATTATCTCTTTTGTATCTGACATATTGCCGAATAGATGAGGATAAACAATTGCTTTTGTTTTATCCGAGTACATTCTTTTAATACTATCTAAAGACATATGATAGTTTAATATATTAATATCACAGAATACAGGTGTTGCACCTACCATAGATATACAAGACGCAGTTGATATCCAAGAGAAGTTAGTTGTTAATACTTCATCATCTGATTTAAGATTTAAACTTATTAATGCAAAGTGTAAAGCGTCTGTTCCATTACTACACGCAACAGCATATTTTCTACCTGTAATATCTGTAAGAGATTTTTCTAAAAACTCTACATTTTGTTCCTGATCTTGTTGCATAACATCATCAAAGAGTTTTAGATATTCTTGTTTGTTTGTTAAGTATTCTTTTTTATAACCGTTCATATATAAACTCCGCTATTATTTCTTGTCCTTTTTTATTCGGATGATGATCTAAATTAGAAATCATTGTATCTAAATTATTATAAGGATAAACTCCTGTATGTTTTGATCTTATGCCTATTAATCTTTTTTGAAGACTATAACCTCCATATTCGTGTGATAATGGCCAACCTAAAAATTTTTTTTGATTTATTAAATCTTCGTATTCATCAATCATCTTAATAATTTTTAAATTATCTTCTTCTTCATCACCAGGATATGTGTATCTAAAATCTGGAGGATATTTAGAATCATTATCTCTCGGTCTTAAACCATTCAACCAATCAATATAAGGAGATAACATTTGTACTTGCATATATGGTATGTTATATCTTTCACATAATATTTGAAAACTTAAATAGTTATCTAATGTTCTTCTCATCCAACTAAACACATCTCCGTCTGGATCAACTCTTTGATTTTGCCAATAACCTTTAACTTGATAATCTTTTCTTTGATTTTGTGTCCACGCAGGTATGACTAGACCAATTTTATCTTTATTAGTTCTTGTAATATATCTTAATAAAGTTGTGTAAATATATTCGTTACCCATTCCAGATTTAGCAAGATTAACAGGTTCCATATCTAGTTTCTTTGCTAAAATCTCTGGCCATTTTGGCCAAGTACAATCTAAATCTGGATGTACATCGCTATAAAAATCTTTTTCTGTATTGCTACAACCACTAACTAATAATATTTTTTTCATATAATTTTACTAATATACTTATGTTCTTTTTATAAATCTCATTTGTGGGCATAGGTCTATTCCAATATACCATACCACCATCTTTAATATCTTTACTTCTTACGTAATTTACATTTTTACCTAACCATTTAAACTCTAAAAACAATCTAGGTGCAGGATCAAAATTAGGTTTTGTATATACATATGTTTCAAATTTACCTAGTATATTTTCAACAGGTGCAAATAGATTATTTAATTTAGGATTAATCCACTTTTCATTATAAGTTACAATACCGTGATCTGGATACTTGTGTATGTGTTTTTCTATTTCTTTATAATATATTTCATTCGTACCTAAAAATAGATGTTTATATTGTATTTCATTTTTAACAGGTTTATATAAATCAAAGTTAATTATTTTTTCATATTGTATACCTTCACCGTTAGGATAAACATCAAAGTCGCATAAGTCAAATACTTTATTTGGTTTAAAATATTCTAATGCAAGAGGATATTCTTTTGGATGATTTTCTGAATATACTGCTATAATTTTATTATTAAATAATAGATGTAAAGATAACTTTTCATCCGTAGTATAATTCTTTATATCTTTGTATGCTAAAGTTATCATACTTCTACCTAATACTAAAGTTATATCTTCACTATTAGGTGTACAATCAAAGACAACATTTTTATAATTCTTATACTGATTTCTGATTGACTTGATATATTCTTCTTTAGTGTGTTTAGGATTAGGTATAATAACTAATTGTGTTTTGATACCTAGAGAATTTAGAGCGCAATTATGCTCATAACTATATCTCAATAAACCATCACCAGGTTTGCTCGTACATACTATATTAATCATACATTATTATATCATATTTTTCATATTAAATCAATGCTATGACACTATTTATTAGTGTTATAAATAACTATATGAGTTATATAGCAAAAGTAATATATACGAGACCAAATGCTGAGGTATCTTTACATACACCAGCGTCTGAATATACTGATTTAATTGATAATTATTTTAGTTCTGGAAAGATTACAGAAAAACCTACAAAATCTGAAGATGGATTAACCACTTCTTGGACAACAACTTTTAATACAAGTGATGATTTCAATGAATTTATAGGTGAAGAAATTTCAAAAACTAATTCTAGGACTAGAGAATCCCATTGCTCTGACAATTCTATTTCATATTCTTTAGAGAGTGAATAGGTAAAGGTATATCATCTCTGGTAGCAGATATATTTTGAATACATAGAGGATTTTTCGGATCGCAAGTTTCATACAGATCAGGCAATAAACGATATCCTAAAGATGGATGTAATTGTCTTGTTAATCTTTCCATAGCATTTCTTTTTCTTTTAGTTTGTATAGAGAAAAAACAATCATAACCTTTATCTGTTGCCCATTGAGTTTGATAAGGTATAAAATATTGTAGTGCTGGTTTTATAGGATTTGCAATAGATTTTGTCATAAAGTTATATCTATATTTTTGTTCAATATATAATCTATCTACAACTCTAACTAAATTGTTTCCATAATCATACACACCAGAAAAAGCAATTACTTCATCACCTTTAGTTAACTTTGTAATTATTAGATATTTGTTCCAACGCTTTTTCATTTGTTCTACATTATAATTTTTAGCGTTAGGGTGTTTTGATTTAGACGCTATCTCACACAAACTTAAAAACTCATCAATGTATGTTATCTCTTGTATAACGCAATTTTCCATAAATGTCTTTTCTTACCACCGTTTTCTCTTTTATGATTAGTCGCTTTGTTATTATAGATTACAAGTTCACCTTTTTTCCATTTGTGTCTGTGTATTCTTTTTGGATCATAAAGTTTTTTCTTTATCATATTCATTTCAGGCAAATCATTATATGCTTCGCAATAATATAGATACACACCTCTACTATCGCCTTGTACTAATTCGTGTTCTACATTTCTATACTTTCTTCTAAACCATCTTCTTTCTGCTTCACTTCTAAAATGATATCCATACTCATTGTCGTGTATAAATCTATTCATATCAAATTGTACTATATCATTTTTATGATCTCTATAATAATCAGGTATATCTTCAAGTATTCTACTATCTACAAATAATGTATCTCCTGCGCCTTCATCTATATCAACAGAATATAACGCAACATATTCAGGTGGGTGTTCAGAATAACCTTTATCAATATGCCATTCTAATTCTGTATTACCTTTTAGATTTTCTTTTGCTAATGCTCTTTCATCACTAACTATATTAACAAACATTTGGTCAAACGGATCTTGTGGTGCAGGTTTAAAAAATGTTTCTAAAAAGTTCCATATTTCAACTTGACTACCAGGTGTATTTTCTATAACCGTTAGGTCTACATCATTTTGTAGTAAGTCAAAAACGGTTCTATTGTTCCAGTCTAGGCGTTGATGTTTCATCTATTTCTCCATAGTATTCAAAAAACGGTTCAATATTATAATCGTCTGTTAAAATACCTCTTCTTTTACTTCCACTATCTGGTAAACCATCATCATCTATTGACCAGTCTGTTGCTTTACCATACATAGTTCCTATTTCAGTATTAAAACTGAAAACACAAGTGTGCTCTTCTTTATAACCTTGTACTTCAAATATAGGTTCAAAATCTCCAAAGTTTTCTTTTGCAATATCTATCAATTCGTTTATATTATATGTATAAGTGTCTAAATAGTTTCCCATTTTACCTACTGATTTTATTCTCATCATAATAGGAAAAGATTTGCCAGGTTTTCTATCATATTTTTTACATAACATTATAACATAATCTAATAGTGGTTTCAGTATATGTATATTAGTAGGATCAACTATTACGTTAATATGTGGTACTATTTTATGTTTGATACAATTTTCTAATGCTTTCTTTTTTGCAGTTGCAAATTTTCCGTTATCAAATCTTTTATATACTTCATCATCTAATCCACCATTCATACTTAAACCTAGAAAATTTAATCCTGATTTTTTAAGATTGATAACATATTGTTCTTGGAATAATTTAAGACCATTAGTAAGTAATGATGGTTTATGTTTATACTTTCTTGCAATCTTTATTAGGTCAAAAAGTTTATCATTCATAGTAGGTTCAGCACCTATAAAACGAATATCACAACGCTTAGGTAGTTTACTAATTGCCTGTTCAAATTTAATCATATCTACATCAGGAAATTTAGGATTATTTAACATATCTCCTAGATAACAATTAGCACACGCCATATTACATTGATATGTTGTTTGTATTGATATGCTGTGAAATGTATTTTTTTCAGGTATCATCTTATAGCAATTCTATTCATTAATCTTTCATTCATTTTATCAAAGGCGTGTCTTTTATGTATTGTCAACCATTGTTCACTTACAACTAAATCACCATCTTCCCAATGATGATCGTATCTATACTTATCTTGTAGAATATGATTCTTTAAATAATTAAACAAATCATCTGGTATACCTTCAATTATTTGTAAAAAAGGAAAGTATAATCCTTTTTGTCCATACTCATTTATATAAACTAACTTATGAACATTATCTTTATTATGATGTTCTCTAAATGTAGGATCATCTGTATAACCACCTTTTTTAAAACCACAAGTAAATTTTATATTATGACAACGTAATTTTATATCATCTGGTAAATCCTCATATGCTTTTCTATTATCAATCCAACTTGTAACACTACCTTTACTTCCTTTTACAGCATATATCCAAATTATTGAACATCTATTAACTTCACTAGGTTTGTTAGCGTGCCAATCTAATTTTTCTTTATGTCCAAACAATCCACCTTCAGTAACTTTTACTACACCAGGAATACCGCCCCATTTATTAAATAATTCTAAATGAGTAGAATCTGTTAAGTCAGGTTTTTCTACTTCACCAATAGTTTCTGCTAACTTTAATTGTTCTTCAGGTGATACTTGTCCTATTTTTTCTACGCAAACTAAATTAGTAAATACTTTTTCTCTTGTTATATTCATTTTACAAATAATTTCTCACTAACAATTTCTTTAATAGGTTTGCCAAAATATTTATTGGGTTTATACTTATCTGTTTCTTTATCATAATCTAACCAAGGTGTTAATCCCATAACAACATTAATTCTAGGTTCTTTTGTTTCTACTTGTTTTATCATAGTAGGTCTATGTGGTTGTTTTGTATTCCACAAATATGCTTTACCTATTTCTAATTGATATATTTTATCTTTCCATTCTATAGCATATTCATCACTAGTTTGTAAAGGTATGTTAACTCTTAATAATTGACAAGTAGGTTCATCAACGTGCCAACCTTTATCGTTAGGTCCTTCTCCATATCCAAAAATATATGCAACTCTACTCCTAGATATATGAAAATTAAATCTATCTAAAAAAAATCCTAGATGTTCTTGTATTGTTTCATCTATCTTTCTAAAACCAAATGTATCATAATAAGTATCTTTTAATTGTGTATGATCTCCTTTGCCTTTTTCTAAACCATAGTATTGATCTAACAATGGCGATCCCCATACTTGACTATATCTACTTTCAGATTTATCAAAAAATGTAGGGTTGTAAGTTAACCCAAAACCTTTGTATTTTTGATGAGTTTGATGTTTAGTTCTCCAACTTGTAAGACCTACTATACTTTCTATTTTTTTAACACCTTCTAGTATCTTGTCTGCTGTAGGAAGACCTAATTCTTCTAAAGTATATTCATTCCAACCAAAATCTTCTTGTTTTTCATCTACTTTTTTAAAGTAAGATTTCACTTCATTTATCATATCCTTATTTATTCTGTTATAAATATAGTATATATTATAACACGAGGAGAATATAATGTCAATAGTAATAGATGGTAAAGTATATGATGAAACGAAGTTTAGTATAGGATTAAGAAATAGAATCGTTGCTAGACAAGAGATTGAGGCTTCTAAAGTCAGACACAATGTTGAGTTGGAAAAAATTGAAGTTCTTACTGAATTTTATAACAAAAAAATTATAGAATTGATGAAGGAAGAGAAAGTACAACCAATAAAAGAAGACAATGGCAGCAATAGCTAATTTAATAATAGATCAAGGCGCTAATTTCAGTTCAGACGTAACCGTAAAAGACGCAAACGGAAACGCATTTAATCTAACTGGATATACAACAGAAGCGAAGATGGCAAAAGGTTATGCGTCAACTAGAACAAGAACGTCATTGACTTCAGTTATTGCCACAGACGCTACTTCAGGAGTAGTTGCTCTGTCAATGACGGCTGCTCAAACTGCTGCTTTAGACGCAGAAAGATATGTGTATGATGTAGAAATTACACAGACTTCCACAGGTACGGTAACTAGAGTAATTGAGGGTTTAATCACGGTAAGACCTAACGTAACTACATAATAAAAGTATTATAAATATAACAAAAGAGAGAGGTTTATGGCAA